TGCATAATGTAATATCTTCATTAGATCTTTTCGGTTTGCACCGTCTTTTTTACCGTAACGCTGTGCATACTTTAAAACGTTACCTAATGCGAAACCCATGCCGTGGCCACAGTCAATAATAAATTCTGTTGACTGAAATTTATTTTTTGAGTAGTGACCTTCATAGGTAGCATCAATATATTGTTGGAGCTCTTGGATTAGAGCTCCTTCATTAAACTTATACATCGGCATTCTCCAATGCTTCATCCAATATATCATCAATTACTGGATCAGGGTTAATATTTTCTTCAGTTGGTGTAACTGAAACATCAACTTTAGAGTAAAGATCAAGGAATGCTTCCTTGGTATCGTTATCAAACCTGTTTACACAGAGTTGAATTGCTTTCATTCTATCATCAAAGATAGAGAAAGTTTGAACAATGTGGCAAAGCCTACGAGTTGAGATCAACTCATCAATGCCGTCATCTTCAAAAGTTTTTCTGATTGTTTCAGACCACTGTGAAAGAAGTTCAGCAAACTGAAGATCAGATTTACCGAATTTTTCCATGTGCTTAAGCACAATCTTTTTCTCAATTGCAAGAGAAGGATAAGGTTGTTCAACTGTGATAGTGAACCTTTCAAGGAAAGCTTCATCAATGATTGAAGCTGCAATGAATCGACCATCGTCAGATCCTTTACCTTTTGTATTCGCAGTAGCGATTACGTTGAAACCAGGTGCTGGTGAAACCACTTCACCGGTTTTTTTGATAAGGATTGGCTTACCTTCAAGTACACCTTGAAGACACATGATTTTGTTTGATCCACGATCAAGCTCATCAATAAGAAGTAAAGCACCGGATTTCATGGCTTTGATAACCGGACCTTCGGCAAAAACTGTTTCGCCATTGACCAATCGGAAACCACCGATAAGATCATCTTCATCAGTTTCAGGTGTGATCTGAACTCTGATGTATGAGGTGTTTGTTCGAGCACATGCTTGCTCAACCATAAGGGTTTTACCATTACCGGAAAGACCAGTAATGTAAACTGGGTAAAACATACCGGAACGTACAATGTTCTCAATATCTTTGAAGTTTCCCCAAGGAACATAATATTGATCTTTAGCGGGAACAAAGATCTCGCTGTTTTGAATTGATTGAACAGAAGTTGGCATTGGCTTTTCTGTTGGAGTAGCATCTTTCTGAATGAAAGGTAATACTACACTTGAAAGGTTATAAACACCACGCCTAACCTTTGGCATGGACTGTACAATGTTATATGCCTCTCTTCGAGGAATATCATTCTTATCGGCTATGGCGACAAGAGTCTTTGGAAAAAATTCAGTTTTTCCAGGGTTTTCTGCTACTAGCTTTTCAACTATAGCTTTTTGAGCAAAATTTAAATCCATAATATAATTCTCCATCAATTTTTATTTTATGTATACATTCTACCATATTTTGAGGGGAATGTAAACCGTTAATCTGCAGTTGGCTGCATTTTTTTGCATTTTTATTGAATACTGTGACATTTTTATCACAATTCATTAGGCTACCGCCTCAGCAAATTTAGTTGCCATGATTCTGTTACCTTTCTTTGACTTTTGGAACTTTTTGAAAGCTCTGGTAATTTCAGCTTTTTTGGCAACTTTACTTACTGCAAAGTCTTCATTATCTGTATTTAAGGAAGCTTTATCTGATCTTAAGATAAAGTAGTCTCCGTAACCTTTTGTGTTTTTATAATGAAGGATTTTGTTCTTTAAGAATTCTTTTCTTAATTCTATAACTTCCATCCAAGGTAGTCTTTGATTGCCTTTTTCTGGAAGAGCATATTGAAAGTTATGTCTGCTACCTCGTGTAAGGAAGTAACCTACAGTGTTTTCACAATAGTTTTTGATATTTTCAAGAAGCACTTCAGTTTCTAATTTGTTAGTAGTATCAAGAAGTTTGTTATTTACGATGAACTTTCTTCCACCGTATCCACCAAGACTTTGTACTGAATCTGCACTTTGGCTTGCACCGTCTGTAAGGCATGTAAAGATAATTTTTTGAGCACCAGTTTCTTGTCTGAAATTTGCAAGAAGAGTTGGAATATAAGTAAGAACCGCATTCAATGGTGTCATACCTAGTTGTTCTAATTTAGTAAGTACTGTGCCAGCAGCATATCCGCCTTTGGCATTAAATACCCAAGATATTTTTGCATAAGCTCTGAATGCTTCACTGTATTCTACTTTATTCATTTTGCTGCTTAGCATATGAACTACATGAAGATCATCATGCTTAACATGCTGAATGGAAGGTGTTTTTAATTCTGAATTTTTTGATGTGAAGCTATATACATCAAATGGAATGTTTACTTTTTTACAGAATGCTGTAAGGCTAAGAACTTGCTTGATAACTGAACCAAGATCTTCATGCATTGACCCTGACCAATCAACTAATAGAACCATACCGTGGTTTTTAGCATCAGGCATAGATACAAATCTTTTGAAGATATCGTCATTGTACTTATAGCTGTAAAGTTTATTTACATCTAAAGAACCTGATCTTGAAGTTTGAGCTCGCTTTGATCTCCATGCTGCTTTCTTCAATTCAAATTCTTTTGCCATAATCTGTACAAATCTTTTGGTTTCACTTTCAAATGCATTGAAATGATTTTCTTCTTCTTTTCTCCAAACACCGAAAAAACCTTCTAGTTTTTTACGTTCTTCGGCTAGCTCTTTAAATGAAACTACTGACTCTTTCCACTGCTTATCAGTTAAGCCATATACGATATCCATTGGATTATCGTGTCTATCTCTTTCAACTAATTCTTTTTCTGATTGTCTTTGAGCTGTATCAGTAATTGACTTAAGCTTTTCTTCTTCTGTTTCACTGTCGTTTGAACCAGCTACTCCGTCATCATCCGCTTGTTCTTTTCCAGCATCATCAGTCTTTTCTGAGCTTGACTGGCTCTGCTCATCTTTTCTAGCGTTTCCATCTTCTTCTGAAGCTTGTGTTTCGCTATCAGCCTGTCCGCTCTCCTCAGAATCATTTTCGTCTGAGCCTGACTGACCTTCTTCTTTATCAGATCCAGAAGTTTCTTGAGTATTCGTATCATCATTTTCTCCGTTATCATCATTAGATTGTGGTGCTGATTCAGAAGACATCATTTTTTGAGCAAAATCTTCAAGTGTTGGTTCAGGCTGAGGAGTATCTTTCTTTTCTTCAGTCTTAGCATATTCAACTAGTTTTTTGCAAACTGCCAAAACATCTTCCCATGTTTCAACTGCAAATGCTTCATTAACTAAAACTTTTTCTTCAGCAGAAAATTCTACTTTAACAATATCTCTTAATTTAGCTTTGATATTTATTCTGTCAATAAGTTTGAATTGACTAAATAAAATATCTACAATACCGCCAATCTTGAAAAAATCACGATTATGTAGATTTGTGTAACCTTTTTTAAATGAAAGAACTAAACCAGGGTAACTACGTTGTACAAGCTTTTCAATTCTAATATCTTCAATAATATTTACAAATTGTCTTGGGCAACCAGGTATTTCCTGAGTTGCTGAATGCCAACCTTCTGGTGGTGTAAATAAAGCATGACCAACTTCATGACCTACAAGTAAATCGTAAAGGTTATCCATATCTTTCCAAACTGGAAGACCAAGTACTCGATTTTCTACATCAAAGTAAGCTGTTTCATAATTACCGTGCTGAACAGTAATACCTTCTTTGGCAAGTAATTTTGCTAAGGTGTTTTTTGCTGCTATATTTACCATATTTTTCTCCATTTAATATATACATTCTACCATGTTTTTCCGCAGATGTACACCATTAATCTGCAGTAAAATGCATTTTTTTCACTTTTTTCATTTATTGTGACAAAAATGTCACACTTTTGGAGTTCTATATGCCGGTTGATTGAACGGGAATACCTCACCTATCACGGTGCCGATAAGTTCTGCTAGTTCCATATGTTCCTTTTGAGTGCCATTTGCACTTCTAAGTTCAATATAGTGAATCCAGCTTCTTAACGTGCCATTTACATATAACCTACTTACGGTAAGACCTTCTGGTAATACTGCTCGTGCCTGTTCTTTTGCAATTCCATTTTCAACAGCCCATTCATAAACTTCTTTAGCCCTATTAATAACACCATGTTGTCTTCTTTGCCATTCTGTTATAAGATTGACTTTTTGTAGATCCAACTGTATGTTCATGTCATTATCAAGTGTAATGCTATTTTGCCTATTGCTTGGATCTTGCAGACGGCATTCTCTAATCACAAAATTAAGGTCCTTAGTGGGGTCTGCGTACCTTTGACTAAACTCTTGGAAACTAAAGCTTCGATGTCTCAGGAACTGCCGTGCGATATCTCGTGTGGTTTCTACCTCAAGGCAAGCACTTACCATTTCAAATGGTGACCAATGCTTATGCTTAATGAGATATGCAAGTAGTTTTTCAGAAGTCTTTTTATTATTTTGATTGTCTGGGTTACTTACACGTGCACAGTACGCGACTAACTCTTTTGCATCGGCTAAGTCAATATCAGCGTCCTTAGGTGGTTGTGAGTAACTAATTAATTTTGCCTTCATAGATTTTGGAAAAGTTCCTTTCTTTAACGAACTCGATCTTTGATCTAAATTTTCCATCTAGTAAGTCTCCTTTATGTGAAATAACAAAAACGTTTGATCCTTCTTCTAAGGAACCCAAAATCTTCATAAGACTGTCAATGCCGTCATGATCGAGCGACGAGTCAAAAGTCTCATCGAGAATGAGAAGATTCGTAGAGGCTGAGTTCTTCATCCTGGCGATTTGTCGCCAAGTAAACAGAAGAGCCAGATCAATACGTTGCTTTTCACCCTCGGAAAACGAAGAATAATTAAAGGTATCTCTATATCGCGATTTTATTGACTCATTAAAATTTTCATCTAATTCAAATGATACGAAAAAATCAAGTATACTTAAATATTTATTAACCAAAGTATTCATTACTGGCAGGTACTCTTTAATGATTTTAGTCTTGATACCTGTATCTTTTAACATCTCGCCAGCAGCGTCATTATAAGTTTTTTCTTCAATAAGCTTTAATTTATTTTCAGCCCATGAATCTCTACTTTCTTGTAAGTCTGTTAGGTCTTTATTTGCTTTACCTAAATCACCATCTTTTCCGGTAAGTCCTTCAATATCATTTTGAAGTGTGGTGATTGATTTCTGCAATCTTTCAATGGTTACACTATTTGAATGAATATCTTGTTGTTTAGATATAATTTCATCTTGAATTGTATTTAAGTCATCAATCAAAGTATTAACAGTTTGTGCTTCGGTTGCTGCTTTAGTTATAGCAGCTTTCAATTCTTTTGCTTTTGCTTTAGCGGCATCCATTTTAGTATTACGTAAATCATCATTTATTTCCTGCGAACATGTAGGACACTCACTATTTTCTTCATAAAACTTAGCGTCTTTTACAACATCTCCAATCTGTTGCTCAAACCTAAACTTATACTGTGACAAAGATTGCTTTTTATCATGCAGTTCTTTTAATGCATTATTGTTTTGATCTTGATGTTCTATTACATATTCATTAGCGTCTTTTATTCGTTCATTAAGTAGTTCTATTTCAGTTCTTGCTTCATCAATTTCTGCTTGTTTTGTTTCAGCTTGTTCTTCATTAAGTTCTGTAATATCTTTAATGTATTTTTTCTGTAGTGATATTTTTTCTTTTGTCAGATCAAGATTATAATTAGCATCTACTAATTCATCACGTAGTACACTATTTCTTTCCTTTAAAATCATATTCATTTTAGTAAAGATTTGAATATCAAGTAGATCTTCAATTACTGCTCTTCTATGATATGTTTGTAGTTGCATAAAAGGAATAAAAGAACTTGAACCAAGTACAACAATCTGATGAAATGATTTATGATTAAGTTTTAAAATATTCTGTTCTAAATATTTTTGATAATCTCTTGATGCAGAAGCTTGATTAATCATATTACCATTCTGCCAGATTTCAAATTTATTTGGCTTAATGGCTCGTACAATTTTAAATGAATGAGATCCTATTTCAAACTCAACTTCAACAACACAACCCTTATTGTTTATGCTGTTCACCATTTGCAATTTATTGATATTCCTATGAGGTTTACCGAATAAAGCAAATGACACCGCGTCAAGAAGTGTTGATTTACCTGAACCGTTATCGCCTACAATCAATGTGCTTGGTGATTTGTCAATCTGTATTTGTGTAAATGTATCACCAGTTGAAAGGAAGTTTTTCCAACGAACAACATTAAATTTTATCATAGTATTTCCTTATCTTGTGCTTCAACATATAGACTGCGCATTGTTGTTTTCATGCGATCTTTATCTAAATCTGTTTCCACAGCTTCAATATATGAATCCAATAGTTCAGTAGTATCTTCAACACTGATATTATCATCCAAAACATTTGCACCAATAAACTCGTCAAACGTTTCTGCTATCTTTAATTCATGTACTTTTATTTGTTGAATAGCATCAATAAACTTATCAAACTTAAAAGGATCTGTTTTATTAACAACTACAACTTTTACAAAATGATCTTCAAGGCTTTCTTTATTAATTTGTGGAACACCTTTGGTATCATCATAGAATATTTTAGTAAACATAGTCAATGGGTTTCTTACTGGTGTAAGTACCCTTGTTTCTGTATCAATAATATGAAAATGTTTAGGATCACCTGCATCTGCCCAAGTGAATTCCATTTGAGAACCAAGATAGTATATATTGTCTTTACTTGATTTAGTATGAAAGTGGCCTGACATTACAACTTCAAATCTTTTGAAAAGATCAGATGACATGCCATGAGGACTTTTTATTCCTCTCATCATATCAAAACCACTTAATTCAAGATGTGCTCCAATCCAGTCACATTTTACATTCTGCAACCAGTTGAGATATCTTTCTGAGTTTTCTGCATTGATCCAAGGCAGACAACCAATTTTTAAACCATCATAATCTAAAACTGTCGGTTCCATAAGTATATTAACATTGCTGGTAAAATAACCAAGCAATTCTTTTAAGGAACAAAGTTGATTTGTATTTTTGTAATATACATCATGATTGCCAGGAATAATATCCATAGTTATTCCTAAATCACGCATAGGTTCTAAAAATACTTTGCGATTATCGTTTAGTGCTTTAAAGTTTACAAACTTACGATGATCATAATAATCACCTAAATGTAAGATCTGCGTTATATTATTTTCTTTTAAATATGGAAAGAATACTTCACCAAAGAACCTTTCCTGATATTTTAAGAATATGTCTGAGCTATTTCTGACACCACAATGGGTATCATTCAAGACTGCTAGTTTCATTCAATTATCCCATAAAAAGTTCAACACCTGCTTTTGCTTTAGGTGGTTTCTTTTTCTTTTCCTCTTTTGCAAAATCAGATATGACTTTATCATTACTACGTACTACTTCAATTCTTTCTCTTAACTGATCAACAAATGATCTTGTTACTGATGAGTCAGAACCTGAATTCATTCTATCGTAATGCACAAAATCTTCAATACCGGCTTTTTCAATAAACTTAAATTTAATATCCTGCTGTTTCTTTTCTTTTGCTAATCTTCTTAAGAATGCGTAATAACAAATCTGTGTGAAATATGCAAAAGCATTAGGTGCACCTGTTCGAGTAGCCGCGTCTATATTATAATTCCTTATTGCCTTTAAACAGTTTTCAACGGCATCCATAACCATTTCTTCTCTATAAGTATATCGAATAAAATTAGCTTTATGTGATAAACCCTGTGCAATTTTTAAAAAACATTCTGCAATGTAATTTGTTACATTAGGAATTTCCTTACCTTTCTTTTCAGCTGCTTCAACAGTTTTTACATATTCCACCACAGCTAGTGAAAACTCTTTGTTATTCACATAATGTGGCTTTTGTTTCTTCATATTACTTCCTTTCATAACTATTATTCTACCATAGTTTGACGAGAATGTACACCGTTTTTTTGTAATCTCGTCATTATTGTTTGACGTTCTTTATCTGTCATTATAACCCAGTCTCTTATTTCATCTTGTGATCTACCGCAACCAATACAAACTCTTTCTACTAGTTTACATATCTTGACGCACGGTGATTCTATATCTTCCCATCTTATTCTTTTTCTTCTACCTCTACGCATTTTTTTTCCTTTTACTGCAGATTAACGGTGTACAAACAGCAGAATGTATGGTATAATTAATAGAGGTTTTTGGAGGGAGGAGGATACCCTAGTGATATGTAGGTCCCTTGCCGTCTTTTGTTAGTAAAGGTGTAAGTATTTCTTCAGCTTTCTTCTGTACTTCATCTTCAAACTCTTCCATTTGTGCTTTATCTACAAACTCCGCCTCGCTTTTATCTTTACTAATATCTAGACAAATTTTGATATATCTCTCTTTTACAATATCTGCACATTCTGAATGAGATACTATTTGATTTGGATTGACTACACATTCATCTTTCTTTGAAAACGGATGCCATTTAGAAAAAAAGAAACTTCCCATTCCCATTCTATGTATTTGTAAAGGACGCTCCAAATGAATTAGTGTATCACCTGAAGTTTCAGTACCTACATATGAAATGACCTCTTCGCCTGATACTAATTTAAAGTGGCGAATATTAACATCATCATATACTTTATCTTTGTCTGTCATATTTCTAACTCGTGAATGTTATATTTAAATTTTTCTCTTGAATATATTTTAATCCTTTCGGCTGCATGATTCAATGTGAAGTTTTTACTTTTCTTCCAATGTAAATCATCTGCCAAATCAAATAATGTAGTAGGTCGTCCATCATCACTTTTTCTTAATCCACGACCTATGCTCTGTAATATTCTTATTTGACTCTTTGATGGAGATGCAAATATAATATTATGCAGATTCCTAATATTTATACCTGTAGAAAACACACCCATGCTTGCTACAATAATTGCATTTTTTTCCTGTTCTGTAATATTTCTAACTTCTTCGCGCGCGTCTACACCTGTCTCGCCTGACACGTAGAATACTTTTCTATCTTTATCTGCTCTTTCTGATATCATTGAATGTAGTGGCTTACCATGTTTTTCTACATATTGAAATAATATTAATGTATTACCTTTTTGATCAAGTGCTAGATTTGATATAAATCGATTACGTGGTTCATACTTTACAATAAAGTCAACTTCATCATTATACTTTTGACCATTCATTGCTTTACATAGTTCATCATT